CGGCTGATGTCAGCCTTTGGGAGTTTGGCGTAAACGGCAGGGGTTAGCGTCTGTACGTTTGACCACAGAATGTTGAAACGGGCGGCTTCGTTGCCACCCTGCCCACGGCTGTCATCCCGGTACCGCTTAACGATCTTCTTGGTACGCGCCTGCCACTTGGCAAACTCGTTGTCATACTGACCGATAATTCGGAGGTACTTTTCCAGTTCCGGTTGCAGTATGCCTTCCATGATTAGGCCGTGAAGAATCCGACAGCCATGACGGCAAGCCCTGCGCCGGTCGTGATCTTCCACGGGCCGGTAGCCGCAGCGGCGTTGATCTCAAGGCTGTAGACGCCCACCGGGGTGTTGGCAGCCATCGTTAGGACGGTCGTGCTGCCGTCAATGACGCTTAACGTGCTGGTGCCAGTCGTCGTGACCGTCACCACAATGCGGTGGAGGTAGTCGCCTACGGCACCTGTGCCACCGAGTACCTGTGCGGTCTGCGAGGCGGCGACTGTTTCGTAGGGGTAACGATTGGGGCTGACAATGCTCATATCCTTGCTCTCCTGCTAACGGTACGGTCGTGAACCGACCACATATCGTTCAACGTGACTGTGTTCTCCGGCCCCACCATCAGCGGTTTGACCTCTGGCGCTGGGGGCTTGTCAGCGACTTCAGACCATGATACCGCAACCATACGGAAGGCGTCACTAGGGTGTGATGTCCAGTCGTGGCGCGGTGACTGACGATAGGCTTTCTTGTCTTCGTCGTATTCGCGTTGGTACTGCCGCAGCGCCTCAATGCCATCGCTGCACTTGGTTGCGTCAAACCACACTCGGGGCAGCATCATGCGTACCGCTTGGATGCCCGACTGCACGCCAATGTCGGGGACAACGGTCAGTTTGCCAATGTCGAGTTGTGCGGCTAGTTGCTCAATGATGCTCTTGCCGGTCTGTAGGCTCTTAGCCCGAGCATCGTGCGGTAGGTAGTGCTTGGCGTAGCGGTAGGGCTTCTTGGTCACGACGTCCGCAATGGTATGGATGTCCTCGCCCGATACGGCATAGAAGTCGATCACGCGGATTTCGCCACGAGTGACTTGGTAGAACCATATTGCCGTGTCGTCTCTCCACCCCAAGTCCCATGCGGTGTATACGGGCATACCGGGGTCATACGGCACGTTGGTGATGCGCCCTTGATCGTTAGCCTCACGCATCTCCTTGCCGTAAAAAGCGCCGAGAATCGCAGCCTCAAAACTGCACTCGTACTCCTGTAGGTACTGATCCTCGGCTAACTGCGCCCGTGCTGCGGCTAATTCGCCAGCGGGCAACAACCCCGACGATGAAGCGGGGAGGCGCAACAGGAACCATTCGTCTGGTAGGCGTTGTGCGGTGTCGTAGATTTCCCAGAACTGGTTTTTCCCTTTGGGTGTACCCCCAAACACGCACCATCCTTGTTTGTCCGATAGGGACGCTCTCAATACGTTACCGAATACGCTGGGCTTAAAGTCGCCGTATTCGTCAAGGTACAACCCCGAGAATCCAAGGCCGCGCATGGCGTCGGCGTTATCAGCACCGAACAGGCGTATCTGACTGCCATTGATGAGGGTGATGGTCAGTTCTTGTTCGTTGATGCTTTGGATGATCGGGTGTGCGCCGTCCTTAAAATATTGCCATGCCACGGCTTTTGCCTGGCTGCGGTAGGGGGCAACGTAGCCAAATAGTCCGTAAGGCTGTTGGTACATCGCAGCAGCGCGGATCATGTCGTTGACGGCGGCGACGGTCTTACCTGCGCGGCGGTGTGCGACAAGGCAAGCCCAGCGTTTGGTGCGCTCATGGAACGGCATGAACGCCTTGCGTGGGCGGTAGGGCAGGATTATTCGGGAGCCATCCATCCGATCTGTACCTTGACCGGGCCGTTGTCCTTGCCTGTGATCTCTTGGCGGGCGAGTTTGGGAACGTGGTATTCCAGCAGGGTGCTAAAGCACTCAAAGGCAGCCTGTGGCCCCTTCTCCTCTGCGATCTGATCTAGCCACCCTTGTAAGCGGTCTGCATTGCCGTCTACGAACCGTGCAATAGCCTCTCGTGCCACGGCGGTGGACTTGTTTGGGCTACCTTTAGGTCGTCCTGCTGGCATAGCGTTGTGAATATATGGCTATTGTTTATTCCGTGCAACAATCGTTTGAGATAGCCACCGCGTACATTGATGCAGAGGCGGTGGGCGTCTTACTCTCGTTTAAGAATCTTGACCTTCTTTTCTTCGCCGGGAAACACAACAAAGTTGCGTGTACCGCTGCCGCCTTGTCCTCGGCTGCCTGCGTCTAGGTATCGGATGCCGGGGATGCCTTTTGATTTCAGATACTCTGACGCGGCTGCTTTGTTGCCTTCACCCATCAAAGACGTTAGTTCATTGATCAAATCTACGCCTGCCATGCTTTTACCATGTGCGTACATTTTTTCGCCGCTAGACAATGGCACAGCAAAATACCCTTCTGTAACGCCGAGTGTTTTCTTCACAAAGTCGCTTTGCTCACTTAACGGCTTATCCCAATCCAGCATCCGATCTACCATTTCGTCGGGTAGGTCGGCTTTGTAGAGGTTGCCGCGATTCTTTTCAAACCCAAATTTAACATCACGGCCCATTTCTTCTAACCGCGCCAAAACAGCCGGATTGTCTTTTGCGGCTTGTTTTGCGTAATAAACAGTATTGTGCGGAAATTGGCCCGCGTTTCGTTTACCTTTTTCCAAAAATTTAAAAGTTTCTAAATCAATGTCTGACAATTGCTGGCCTGCAATTTTTGTTTTGCCAAATTGCAAAAACGGTTCATCAAATCCAGACAAATCTTTTTTGTATCCTCGGGCAACTTCGGGATTTTCCGCAAGGTAAATGCCATGCCCATACGCCTGTGCGCCCTCGCCCGTGCCAATCTTGCTGGCGTCAAATTCTTCAAAGCGATGCGGGCTACCGTGGTAAACGTCAATTTCGGCCATCGTAGGCTTGCCGCGCATTGGGCCAAGCATCTCGCCTACCACTTCGCCTGCGCCTAAAGGCCCGCTCATCGCTTTACGGCCCGTCTCGGCTAGGGCTTGGGCCAACACCTTGGGGTCGCGCACAATGCCTTTAACGCCCTCGTATGCGCCTTTAGCGGTGCCTACGGGGTCGGTTATTAGCCCTTTGACGCCTTCCATCTGGTTGACGATGCCTTGACCGATGCCCGATGACAGGTTCTCTAGGTCGGTGCGTAGGCTACGGCGAGCCGGTTGGGCGGGCGGTAAGTTACCCACGGTCGGCACGGATTCCATCATGCGCCGTCGTTGCTGCTCGTAGGCAAGTGCTGCGGCTAAGCGTTGACGGTCAACGGCCATTATTTGTTCCTCGCGCTGATGGCTCGTGCCTTAGCCTTTGCGTCCTCCTTGCTGGACGCGCCCCACGCCTTGAGTGCGAGGGCGAGGCGGGTAGGCTCGCCGTTCTTCGCCATCGGCCCCGGCATATTGCCCATGCGGGCGAGAAAAGAGGCTCGGCGTGGGTTGTCGCCAGCCTTGACCGGGGGCTTGAGTGTCCCGCCTGTTTCGGCCTTGTACGAGGCACGACCCTTGGCGTTCAGTCCGCCCTTGGCATTTTGCCCCTCTTTGCGTGTCCAAGCCGCGCTCATTTGTTTTCTTTCTTGGCCGTCTTGGCGCTCTCACGGAACGCCTTGGCTGTCGGTGCGCCGGGTTGGCCGGGCTTACGCATACGCTCGCCACTGCCCGCCTTGATGCGCTCTTGTTTGGCGAGAATATTGGCATACAGACCGGGTTTGTTCACTTGAACCGCTCCAATTTGTACAACAGGGCGGCAATTTCGCCCACCACTTCGTCGATGATGTTCTGCAAATCGGTGTCTCCGGGCAAGTCTTTGCGGATACCCTTGACGAACGTCAGCAGGCTGTTGGCGTACTTGGCCGCATCGGTCTGTACCTTGAACCCTTCAGGGTAGTCGGCCAGCGGGATGATCCCGTGATGGCCTTGATAGGCTTCCGCGTACTTGTCAGCCAAGTCCACGATGTTTTGGTAGTAATGCCCAAGTGCCTTGTGGGCGGCATAACTGGCCGTCTGCAAATGCAGAAAATGCGTGGCCGTGCTGCTGTGTAGCAATACGCCTACAAATTCGGCGGCGTCTTTGTGGCTCATTGCGGCGTTAGCCTCAAGGTGGGCAGGATTATTGCAGTCGTAGCATCCCCTACCGCGTATCGCTCTGTCAACTGCCGCTCGGGCGGGTATACAAGGATGCGCTTGGACAGGTCAAACTGCATAGCGTTCCATACCCCCTTCTCAACGCCCTCAAAGTCGTCAAGCGTAATGATCGTGTCGGCGGTACAGAGCCGCGTCAGGTGCTCCCGATCATCCGCCTGTAGTCGCCCGTCGAGGTGGAGCAGGTCAATTTTGCCGTCTAGTTTGGCAAGCATCTCGGTGCTGCTGCTGTGGTACTGCGTGATCTTGGTTGCGATCGGGAGTTTGAAATCGTGCGTCATGTCGCAGGTATGGACGTCAGCGCCCAGCCGCGACAGCACAAACGTCGATTTGCCAATGTACGTGCCGACCTCGGCCACCCGGTTGGGCCGGAAGTAGCGTATAACCGCCCATAAGGCCATTAGGGAGGCGTGGTTGGTGCTGCCAGTACGTCGGGCAGGGTCTAACTTCTCCAAGTCCTCAATCACGTGCCACGGCAGGTCGGGCAGGTCGGCAAAAAGGGTGTCCCAGATAGCCCGTGAGAGTCGCCTTCGGTTCAAGTTCAGCATATAGTTTCCCTATGTTTGTTTTCTTTCACGTAGGCGAGGACATCGCCCAGCCCACCGCGATGGTGTTTTCCATTCGCGCCCACAACCCCGACGCGACCATCATTCAGGTTAGCGACAAGAACACCCCGCCTGTACCGGGTGTATCGCGGGTGTTCGTGACCGAGGGTAACCGGCAGTTCTTGATGCAATGGCGTACCAATGCCTTTGCGGAACTCGGGTTGACCGAACCTGCCATGTACATGGATACCGACATGATCGTCCGGCATCCCATCGACCCTGCCGCGCTGCTTCGCGGAACCGTTGCGATGACCCGGCGTGACTTTAATCGTGAGGCGATCTTCAACATCCGCCAGCGCGGTCAGGATTATTCGGAGTACGAGGGCAAAACGCTGGATGAGGTGTACCCGTTCGTCGGCTGCTGCACGATCACGGCGGACTGGGGCATCTGGGCTGACCTCGCCGAAATGTACAACGTGCTGCCCGACAAGTTTAGGGTCTGGTACGGCGACCAAGAGGTTTTGCGAGAATACGCCAAACGTACCGCCGTCCAGTATCTGCCAGAATCGCACTACGCTTGCCTTCCCGAGTACCTTGCCCAGCACCCAGACCCGGCCATCGTCCACTACAAAGGTCACCGCAAACTGCTCATGTTTAGCGATACTGCTCGGGCTTGATCGCGGCTAGATACCGTTCCATCAACTCACGCACCGTGGCTTCGGGGTCACGCGCAACGTAAAACTCCCCGCGGGGTTCAAATATCGCTCGGAACTTTTCTTGGCTCGGGCGTAGTTTTCCTTTTTTTACCTTGATTTCCACCCAGCATATCCACGGTTTCGCGTCCGGTAAGTCTCGCACCACGAGCCGATCCGGTACGCCGCCGTTTGAGGCGTAGTCGAGGACGACGAACCCGGCGGCTGTCAACGCTTGACTGATTAGACCGTCGTTCGCGTCCCGCCTCGCTCGGTATCTCATCCCGTGCCTCGTTGATGCAGCGAATCAGCCATATCTGCCACCACACCTTTGTGCGTTTGTTTAGCCCTTTCACGCAGTCGCACCAATCCTTTTTCACTGAACAACCAACGCACCATCGTGACAAGGTGCGGGTCACCGAGAATAGCAGCAGGGTCAGTTTCGCGGATGAGTTCACCCACACGACCTTTCAGCCTCTCCACCTCATCGGGGTCGGTCACTCGGCACAACACCGCATCCAAGTACCGTAACCGTTGCAGTGACCCTTCCTTAAACGACTGTTCCCACCCAGCCATAGCCTGTCTGTCGTAAAACTCGCTACGCTCGTGGTTGATGTCTTTAGGACTGGTTTCCTGTTTCCGATAAAGAATTTCATCTCCCATGTCTCACCTTTAAGGTTATACAGACCTGATGACTGATGGTGATTCCGCACGGTTGAGACGTAGGAACGCCTCAATGGGATCGTGCGGAGTGATGACTGACGGAGCCATCCGCTGCGGACTACATTTGCCGGTTTCCCGGTGCCATTCACGCTTCCCCGCTATACGCTGCGTGTCTAGAGGCTGGCTGCCCCGGTCTAGATTTAAGCCCTGTCTGCGCGTGGTTTCCCCGACCAGATGAGCCGAGGCGTATAGGTAGGTTGACAAGTCCATTAACAGGACTAAACTACTCGTACGCCAGTTCGCAAAACAAGCGTAATGCCATTCCCCCGGCAGCGTCAAGCCCCCGAAAGGGGGTTTGTCGTTTCTGGCCCCGTATAACCGCATTAGCGGCCCTTCTGGGGCTTTACCAGCCCAGCCTTGTACTGCCATACCCTCTGCTGTGGCACCTTGCCTAAGCGTATCCAGCGCGATACCGCCGGGGCTGAAACGCCAAATGCTTTGGCTACGCCAGCAGCAGAACCAAACTTTTTCAATGCCGTATTGATGTCCATCCTGCCATTTAACCACGGTTAGCATTTAAAGTAAAGCCCCAAATGCATAGCATCGTGGGTATGTATTTTTTGTTTCGGGTGTTGACATCTGCTTAACTTGTGTTAATATATCAATACGGTCAATGTTGACCGGGATGCCACAGAGAGGCAATGCAAATGGTTGATTACAGCAAAGACCCTATCCTCAAGGACTACCGTTACATCGTTGCAGTAGCAAGTGATCTTGAAGAAACAATGGGTGCGTACAACGATCTTGGACTTGCGGTGGATCAGTTATGGCGCTGGTTCAGAGAGTTCCCCGGCAAGTACGTTGTCGTTGATACCAAAGACAACACCCAATTCACCATTACCGTAACCCGATAAATATCGGAGGCGGGGACTTCCAACCCGCCTTCACTTCGGTTAACATACCCCACGTTGACAGACACAACGCATCCACAAACAGGAGCAACGACATGAATATTAAAAATTTCAACAGCAAATATGACCAAGCGATTGCCGAGCGCGATGCAACGCAGGCGGCCTTGATGTTTGCGCTTAACCTTCCCCCCGAACACCGGGCTTGTTTTGACAATGCCGCGTGGGAATATTTGCGGCTCAGCGCAATTGAGGCTTGGGGGCGTGCCCTTTATTTTGAGAACGCTTTTTTTCGCACTCATTGCATTGACATGAAAATCTGATTTACGACTGCGGGGACTGCAAACCCGCAATTTCTTGGAGCAACAGATATGCCTACCTTCGAAACCAAAATCTACGCCCTCGGCGTCTACTGGCACGCTGAAGTCACCTACGACTGCCACCCCGGCGATCCCAGCACTAACGTTGCTGACGACATCGAAATTACCGACCTGTGGCTGTTTGGCTGCTACCCCGAGGGCTGCGAGTCACGCGCCGTTGATCGCAACGACTACGAGTCCGTCCGCATCAAGGCCGACCTTGACTACCTTGAGCCGGCTGAATCAGACGAATTGCTGCGACGGTGCTGGATTAACCTCAACGTGCGTTCGGAAATTGCAGGAGATGACGATTATGAAATCTAAGCAATCGCTGTGGCCGGTAGTCGTCCTGCTCATCATCCTCTACGGCATCGCGTGCATTGTAGAACCTTGTGACGGCCACAGTTGTGACGCGGAGGTGGTCGATGGACGCTGAACCGTGGGGTAACGATGACGGGTCATGGTGGCATCAACTCGACCTTGAGATGCAGGAACGCGAGGAACAAGAACGCATTGCAGCGTGCGACCGCGCAATCACCGAATGGAAGGAGAGCGACGATGAGTGAATTTCTCAAAATCAATGTCAACGACCACCTTGAGAAGAAAGGCAACCTGTCCTATCTGTCGTGGGCGTGGGCGTGGGCCGAGGTGCTGAAGATCGACCCGGCAGCGTCATGGGTAGCGCACGAATGGAATGACCGCCCTGCAATGTTTTTGCCTGACGGCTCGGCAATGGTGAAAGTTAGCGTGACAGTGAAGGGCGACACCAAGTTGTGCGTGCTGCCCGTCATGGACAACCGCAACCGCGCCATTCAGAACCCAGATGCGTTTGCTGTGAACACCGCGATCATGCGCTGTCTTGCTAAAGCCATCGCAATGCACGGGCTAGGGCTTTACATCTATGCGGGTGAGGACTTGCCGGAAGCCGAAAAAAAAGAACCTAACCCCGAGGTGTTGGCACAGATTTCAGCGTGCGCTGACGTTGCTGCTCTTACCGCGTTGTTCAAGTCGTTGCCGATGGATGCCCGCCAGTTGCACATGGACGCTTTTACGAACCGCAAGAAGGAACTGGCGTGATGGAACAGCGCACCGACGAATGGTTTGCAGCCCGGTTGGGTAAGGTCACCGCTAGCCGCGTGGCTGACGTTGTAGCCAAGACCAAGACCGGGTACTCGGCAAGCCGTGAGAACTACATGGCCGACCTCATCGTGGAACGGCTGACGGGGCAGAAAGCGTCCTCGTTCAGCAACGCCGCGATGGACTGGGGTACCGAGCAGGAACCTAACGCTAGGGCCGCCTATAGCGCCCGTACAGGCGAGTTGGTGGAGGAGGTGGGGTTTATTGACCACCCAACCATACCGATGTCAGGGGCGTCCCCAGACGGGCTGGTGAACGAGGGTTGCGTGGAGTTTAAGTGTCCCAACACGGCTACCCATCTGGAATACCTGTTGGCCGGTAAGCCGGTTGAAAAGTACGTGACTCAGATGCAGTGGCAGATGGCGTGTGCCGGGCGTCCGTGGTGCGACTTTGCGTCCTACGATCCACGCCTACCTAAACACTTGCAACTGCTCATCGTGCGGGTGCCGCGTGACGACAAGCGCATTGCAGAGTTGGAAGGCGAGGTGCGTAAGTTCCTTGCAGAGTTAGACGACAAACTGGCAAAACTGAAGGAGTTGAAACTGTGAATTACGATCCGAACATGAAGGGCGTGCTGTTTCGCAACGACAAGGGCGAGAACGCCAACAGGCCCGACTACCGGGGTACGTGCGTCATCAATAACGTGGACTACAACGTGTCGGGCTGGATTAAGGCCAGCAAAAAGACGGGCGACAAATACATGAGCCTGTCATTTCAAGCCAAGGGCGAGGGCAAGGTGACTCGCCAACCCGCCAAGACGGAAATGACCGAGGACAACTGGCATGACGACGCCATCCCGTTCTGACCTGCGCGTGTTTGTCGGCTGGGACAGCCGCGAGGACATTGCGTATCAGGTATGCCGCAAAAGCATCTTGAAGCACGCCAGCATTTTGGTGGATATACAGCCCATCAAACAGTCAGAACTTCGGGAGCAAGGACTTTACTGGCGTGAGCATGATCCGCTGTCGTCTACGGAGTTTTCGTTTACGCGCTTTCTGACCCCACACCTCGCCGGTTACGACGGCTGGGCTTTGTTTTGCGACTGCGATTTTCTTTTTCGGGGGGACATCGCCGCGATCACCGACTACATGGACGGGGCAAAAGCGTGCTTTGTGGTACAGCACGATTACCGGCCTGCCGAGGCCGTCAAAATGGACAACAAGGCGCAGCATTTGTATCCGCGTAAAAACTGGTCATCGTTCATGTTTATCAACTGTAGCCATCCACAAGTCAAGGCATTGACGCCCGAGGCGGTCAATCGTGAATCGGGTATGTATCTGCACCGCTTCCAATGGCTTACCGATGACGTCATTGGGTCGCTGCCGGTGGCGTGGAACTACCTAGAAGGATGGTATTTCCGTCACGACTGCCCCAACCCCATTGCTGTCCATTTCACCCGTGGCGGCCCGTGGTTTAAGGATTGGGTAGACGTTGAGTTTGGCAAGGAATGGCTAGAGGCCAGCCGGTGAAACGCATATTCCCCGTAGGCACGACGCCAGAACAGTTGGCCGTGGCTGCTGCACGTATGGTGCAGGGGCTATCGTCCGACCGGGCGTGGTGCATTGAGGTATCGGAGTGGAAAAAGCCACGCACGAATCAGCAGAACTCGTTTTTATGGGGTGTGGCTTACCCCGCAGTCCTTGAGGGCGGCGGTGAGGCATTGCACGGTTGGACGCGGGACGACTTGCACGAATATTTCCTTGGGGAATGTTTTGGCTGGGAGACGCTGGAAGGGTTTGGGCGTAAGCGTATGCGGCCCCTCAAGCGTTCCAGCAAACTGACCAAACAAGAATTTAGTGACTACCTATTGTTTCTTGAAACACGGTGCGCCCAAATGGGCATCGTCATACCGGAGCCTATCTATGACGCAAACTGACGCGATTAGAGCGCACTTGCTGACAGGTGCGCCCATTACCCCCCTTGAAGCCCTAGACCGATACGGATGCTTTAGGCTCGCCGCTCGCATCATTGAATTGCGA